TCGGGAACATAATGCGGAACCGCTATGTTCCGCTCGAAGTAGGCCGAGCATTGATCCGTGAGGTTCGCCAAGAGGTCAATCAGAAAGAAGAGGCCCGCATCCTGCAACGCCTTCCTACGCAGAAGATTAACGATATCCGCCGCTCGTTGATGCGCACAGAGATTGTTCCTACCGAAGAACCTGAGTTGTTTGGCGTGGAAGGTTCAAACGAGGCACCTGTGTTTGGCGTCCCTGTCGAGATGACTGGACCGACACCGTCCCCCACACCGCAAGCAGCCCCGTCATTCGTTGACACCGCTTCGGAAGCAGTCAGTGGAGCGGTGGACTCGTTCTCCGATCTGGGTGGTAACTTGCTGCAACGTGCTCGGACCTTGGCCCCAGGTCTACTGGGAGACCCGAGAAACCAAGAGATCGTAGACAGATCTAATCGATAACGTAGTTAACCGAGACACCGTTGCCCCCGAACAAGCGGACCAGTTCGTCTGCCGTTTGCTCAACGTCGGCAATGATGTCTTGGTCCTCGGTCATCGAAGCTAGGTTCAGTGCGTCCTGTACGAACATCAACAGGGCCTCCACTTGGACGGTGTGCATCTGCTTGAAACCCATGGCCTTAATATCTTCTACATGCATCATTCTATTTCTCCCCAATCTTCTTTTATATCTACGTCAATCTTCGATGGTATAGAGAGCTTGATCCCCGTCTCCATGATCTCTTTGATCCGAGCGGTTTGCTCCTCACTCTCTATGTTAAAGCATAGTTCGTCATGCACCGTCAGCATAGGGGTGAACCCCTCGTTGTAGCAATCGAGCATAGCTTTTTTAGTTTGGTCCGCCGCCGATCCTTGGATCAACTTGTTCAGAGCCTTGTATGTAAACGCGCGGCGTATGCCTCTGCCACCAGCACCCCCGTACTCCTTCACAGCTTCGTCGTAGGGCAGTGGTTTGCCTGCTCCGAAGGTGACAGGCTCCCAGAGGTGGAATCGGCTCTTACGGCCCATCAGGGTGCGTATCTGTCCGTTCCTGTCCCCCTGCTTAGAGGCCAAGTCTGCCAAACCTTTAACGAATGGAACTTTGGAGTGGTGTCTTTCGATCAGATCCTTGGCATCGTCCTTGGAAATGCCCAACTGATCCGCCAGTTTCGCCACGCCCATGCCGTACATGATCCCGAGGTTCACGGTCTTGGCTTGCTTACGTGTGATGTTAGCAAGGTCCGCTACCATCTGGTGCAAGTCCACGTCACCGTTGTTAAACTCCTCCACGATATCGTCCACAACAGGATGCCTGATCGTAGACGGGATCATCGATGCGAAGTGGACCAACAACCTCGGCTCTTGGCTCGAGTAGTCAAACGATCCCCACTTGCAGCCCTCTTCTGGTATGAACAGGCCACGGATCAAACGCTTGATGTCAGGGTCTCGTGCTGGAATCTGCTGTAGGTTAGGGTTGGACGACGAGAATCTACCCGTCACCGTGCCGCCCTGATCCCTACGTGTGGAGTGCAACTCAGTGTGGATGCGTCCGTTGGTTTCGTGCCGCAGGATGCTGTCGATAAACGTGCTGTCAGCTTTGTCAAACTCGCGGAGCTTAACGAGAACCTGTGCGATCTTAGCTGGGTGATCATTGAGAAATGACTTGGTGAACGATGGCGCACCCTTCTCGGTCCTCGGGTATTCCAACTCTAGTTTGTCAAACATCTTCTGGATAGATGCGGACGCCCAGATGTCCACGTCCATGTTGGCTTCTTTCTCAAGCACACCACGCAGGTATTTGCTCTGCTCACGGAGAGACTTCTTGTTACGCTCTGCCTTCTCAAGATCCACCCGCACACCCTTGGTACGCATGTCCAACATGCAGGGGATAAGATCTATCTCTAGGTTCCAAACATCCCACAGTTCATCCTTGTCGATCCGCACCTTCAGAGCTTGCCACAGTGCCAGAGTAGCAACCGCGTCCATCTCCGCATATCCACCAACAAACTTAGGCGGCAGCTTGTACATCTCTGACTTGGGGTTCAGTCCACGCTCAAGCGCAGCCGCCTTCAGCAGCTTCTCGTTCTTGCGGATACCAGCGTAATCACGGGCCATCGCATCAAGGCCAAAGGACCAACGGTTCTCGTCAACCAAAGCACCCGTCACCATCGTGTCGATGATACGACCCTCGATCTCGACGCCCTCGGCACGAAGCCAACCCGCATCATAGGTGGCGTTGTGCATAATCACGTCCATCCCTGGAACAGACATCTGCTTCTTGATCCACTTCATCGTGATCCGCGGATCTAGGTTGTGGCCGTTCTCGTGGCGAATAGGGAAGTAACCTTTGTACTCGCCCGCAGCCACAGCAATGCCGATGATGTGCCCATCGTTCCTTGCCCAACCTGGACCCAGTGTTGTTAGGTTCGGGTCTTTGGTTTCCAAATCAACGGCGACTTCTTTGTAGGCTGTCAGATCGGGGTACTCGGTAGGGATGTTCCAATCATCCTCGATGATGTCCATCTCCCCCTTCATCTGGAACAGCAAGTCGCTGTGCTCATTCCCCTCGGCATCGTTGGTGGTTGAGTCCACGGAAAAAAGATTCTTCTGGCTCATAGCTTACTCTTTCTGTCAGAGAACTCCGCACCGAGTGCGCTGTACCCACATTTGTCGATCCACGAGTCCTCCTTGGACAAGTCGTTGAGTAGACGTGCTGTCTTGAGCCAGTCCATCATCAACGCAACGTGCTGCTCGGTCACATAACCGTTGGTAACCATGGCCTCTCGGATAATAGCGTTCCAGCCTGTAGCGATACGCTCGAAGTTATCGTACGCATCCCCGTAGTCCTTGGCCCTCTGCCCATTGATCAGTTCTTTTGCGGTGTCTAATACTTCATCACGTTTCATAGCGAGTCTCCCTTTTGGACGGATAAGTTACCAACCTTTTATTCACAGCGAGTATCTATACTTGTTGTCGGATTGCAGGATGTAAAGGTTGTGTCTGGCTCGGGTAACACCCACGTAGAACGCTCGGTGCTCATCGTCAGGGAACTTGCCCTGCTCACAGGACTTGGTTGACGCTGTCCAAACCACGCAGTTGTCATCCTCCCCGCCCTTCATAGCATGGAACGTGGACACCTTGATACGAGGACTAGACAGAAGGTCTTCGCCTCGGCGGAAGATCGCATCGATGTAGTCCCGCTCAGAGGACGAAACATTCAGCACATCGTATGCGCTGGTTGAGGCATCTCTCTGTAGACCGTAGTCCTTGATCAGGGTGTCCATGTCCAACATGTCTTCCGGTGCCAACGCATCTAGCATCTGAGTCGATCCTCTGCGAACAACCGCATCTTTGCCCTGCTTCTTAACCCCAGAGTAAAGCGCCTTGATCTGTTGCACACCGACAGACTCGTCTTGGCACAGCGTGTCCCACGTCAGTATGTTGCCGACCAAATCATCTGACAGGCTGGACTTACCATTGCGAGAGAACTTGAACCCGTTGGATCGCAAGTAGTTTGCCATCTCAGACACGTACCCATTGGTTCGAGCCATCAAAGTAAACGACCCCGAGGACAGTGGAACCTCGGACAGGTAGTTAACGTACTCTACGCTGCCTTCTTCTTGGCGAGGCTTGAACATCTTGATGTGACGGTCCACGATTCTGTGTGTAATGGTTCTCGCCACTCGCCACACCGACTTGGGTATACGATAGGACTGGGACAGCACCTCGATGTTGTCCGAACTTTTGTTAAACAGATTAACATCTACTCCGGTCCACCTGTGAATAGCTTGGTCATCATCTCCGGCAATCCACACTTGTTCAGAAGAAGCAGCTATCTTCTTTGCCATCTCCCACTGTAACGGAGTGAAATCTTGAGCCTCGTCGATGAACAGGTAGTCTAGGTTGGGAACCTCGCCGTGCTCGATGTACTGCTCGATCATGTCAACGAAATCGTACTTGTCCACTGATCGTTTGTACTCGACCAACTGGGCAGACAGTTGCTGTAGCTTGGCAAAGAACAGGTTCCAATCAGCCGCCTCATTGTATTCCTGTTCGATGTCGATCATCCGCAGACGCGCACGGCTGTCCAGTTGTAGATAACGTGCCCCGGATCCACCGATCGTAGGGAGAGTTACGCCCCCGTCAACAGACGTGAAGTCCTTGCCCTCAAAGGTGAGGCCGATCTCCCTGCCAATGTTGTTGTAGTCCTCTGGGTCCATGATGTCTGTGGTCTTGAGCCCAAGTCCATGGAACCCGAAGGCATGACTGGTCTTCATGTACGGAAAGTCTTTAGCCTGTAGGTTGAACTCAGCACAAGACCGAGTGATCATCTCCTCGATCGCCTTACGAGTGAACGAGATCACGCCAATGCGAGACGGGTGTGTTCCTGCTTGAAGCGCAGCCTTGATCTCTTGGATCAGGCGGTAGGTTTTCCCGCAGCCAGGCGGACCTAGTAGTAGCTTTGCATTAGGTATCATAGTTCTTTCCCCCGTGGTCTAGAGTTCACCCAGTCCTCGATCTCTGTCAGAACCCATCGGCTCGACGATCGCTTCTTGTGCTCTGACCCAAGCACAATCGGTACTGGGAATAATGGGTCGGTAGACGCCAGCTTGTAGACGTATGACTTAGATACCCCGAGCAACTCTGCTACGTCCGATACCCGCATCAGTTTGTTAGAATGGGATGTCATTTGAGATCTCCTTGACTGGTAGTTCTATTGTTTCTTCTTCGAACGCAGGGATAATCCAACACCGCAGTGTTGATTTCACCTCGCCCTTCGAAGTACGCTTGTTTATGTTCTGGATTCCAGTGTCGCCGCCAAGATCACGAATCATCTGCATGATCTGCCCTCTGGTCAGTGCGCTGAACCTACGGTGGTGCAGATATTCCAGAAGACCATCGAGTTTAAACTTGGTTGTACCTGCATCAGTCCAAGGCTTGTTCATCTCGATCTCTTCGGGAGACATGGCACGTACATGGCTGGTGCAGTACGATCTTAGGTGATCCTTAAACTGCCCTGAGATCGTGAGTTCTGGTGGTACATCCAAGAAGGTAGCGCCTTCCATCAAACTGTTAACCAACTGCTGCCATTTCTGGTCCTTCATCTTAGGCGGCATCATGTTCTTTTGATCCATACACGCCCGCTGAAACAACGTCTGGTTCTGCAACTGCTCCGTGCTCAACTGGATTCGGTCACCATCAACGTCCATGAAGAACAGACGAGGCTCCGACAGCATGATAGTAAGTCCACCCACGGACACCGAGTCTGGGCCATCGGATCCAATGCCGTGCTTGCGAGTAGCGCAGATCGCCGGATCGCAGTAGCTGCGCATCGGTTCTTCCTTGCAGGTATACAGGTATTCTTTCTTCTCGTGCTGCTTACTCAGGTTGACGATCTCGCTGGACGGTAGCGGAGGGCTGGACAAAGTCCGGTTGTATCCCTCGAACTCATCCTTCCAATCATCAGGGCTCTTCATCTTGCAGTACCGAGCCACGTTAAAGAAAGTGTTGTTGCGGAACTCAGAGATAGGCCCCTCTGCGAACAGATGCTCGAGGCAGGGTGGTCCATCAGTGAAATGCTTGCGAGGCTTGGACAGGCGCATGCCCTCGAGGTCGGACAAAGAAACCCGTGCCTTGTCCACCGCAGCCAAGAACTCGTCCAGATCCATAGCTTCACACTTCTCGTTGAAGGCATATCGCTGCGGTAACTCTGCATTAAAGTACGGTGTGTTGATAAAGTTTCCCACATCACCACGCTCCGCGATGATCGTGTCTTGCTTCGGGAATACTTCGCAGCCGCTGTAGCCTAAAGCTATAGACATCTCGGTCAGGTAATCTCGGATAACAGCAGCCTGCTCCATCTCTTTCATGAACAGATACAGGTGCGCACCTCCCGACTTGGATCGGCAATGCACCAACGGCAACTTCATCTTTAGTATCTTAGCTTGGACCTCGTTGTGGTTCAGATCATAGATGTCTATGTCCAACGCACCAAACTGACATTTGTTTTCTTCGTTGATTGGGATCGCGCCTATACCCTGCTTCCCATCTATGTGGCCTTGAACAAGGGCCTCGGTCAGAGGCTCACGGACAATCATACTTTTGGATTCTGCTTTACCATTCCGTCCAACTCGACCCACTGTGGTCGTGCCGTGTGCAGCCTTTGCACCAACGAATGCTGCAAGCAATCTCTTTGCTTGTGTCATTTACTGCTCCCAAGTGAAGTTAATTGGGGGCGGTTGACAGTTAACTATCGACCACCCCCGAGGCTGCTTAGAACGGGATATCATCATCCTGTTGTACGGAGGTGGCTGGTGGGACAGCACCCTCTGAAGCAGCTTTCACTTCGCCCGCGGCGACACTGTCGCGGAAGGCTTTGGCTTCGAGCATAAGTTCACGGGTCTCTACAAGACCTACCTTCTCAACAGAAGGCGTGAACCACGTACCTTGGTCATTGCTCTCTTCAACAGTGGTGATCTTCCACACTGTCGCGAACAAAGGAGGAGTGATCATCGCACCTGTCTTCGGATGATTGATCTTTTGCATGGCGATCTGTGTCTTCCAACGACGGCTGACCTTTAGCTGGGTGGACTTCATGTCGATGACAGCAGGTTGGAATGCGCCGTCACCGCTCATCACCAAGCAGAAGTGCTGGTCTGACTTAACCAGTTCGTTGCCTGTCGGAAGGATTTCCTTGGAACCCTGACGCGAGGTGCGCTGCAGGATTGGATCAGTAGGGTTGATCTCGCCGCGGAATCCGCCGCCTTGGTCACGAGGTGTGAACTCAAGGTACTTGGTGGTCTGGTAGCAAGGGATGATTGTTACTCCATCATCGCCCTTCCAGACCTCTCCTGTCACAGTGTTGAACAGATCGCCCTGCTCCGCACCTTCGATGTACTCGGGCTTCTTCTTGCCAAGCTGTGGGGACAACGCTTGTAGTGCCCGAACAAACGGGATCTGCATTTCATCTGCACCAAAGGCAGCGCCCTCACCTGCAAATTCTAGGATGTCATCCATGATGTCTGTGCTTAACTCTGCACTTTTTTTCGTAGCTACTTGATTACTCATTGTTCTTTGCCTTTCTAATCGCATCATCTTGACGCTTCATGTCCGCTTCAATCGCATCGTCTTCGATGGACTGTTCGATCAAGTCGTCTTCACATTTCTCCTCAAAATCCCGTAGAGATTTCGGATCATCATTGTCCATGGAAGCACCATACTCATCGGTGTGGTCTTCATCTTCCATTTCCTCTAGCATCTTTTGCTTATACGCACCCATCACGCTTTCCTCTTGATAACTGCTGTGTTTGAAATAAACGCCCCGAATAGATCAAGGTCGATTGGCTTGCCGTCAGTGATGCGCTCTTTAACGAACGCCTTCAGTGTTGACGGGTGAACATGGGTCTTGGTCTTGGGATCAAAGCCACGCTCCTGCAAGAGACCAATCACGTCCCCCGCTACGTTGTCTTCTCCCTTACCAAACGAGCACGTCACGT